TCAGGTCACCGTAAACGGCGTTGCGTATGGCGTGAGAAGGCTGCCGTCGATACCCTCCACCCACGCATACCAAGTCCCTGCCGAGGCTGGAGTCGGCACGTACGAACCCCAGAGATCCGTGTTGACGTACGTCGCAACCGTCCAGCTTGTGGGCGGGATCGTCACGGATGTCGAGAACCCGAACTGCACTGGAGCGGTCGCCGGGGAAATATGCGCATTCACCGCGATTGCGCCGGCGGCATGGACGTAACTGCCTGACGGGGTGAGATTCCAGGTCACCGACGTGACGGACCCAGTTGCCGCAAGAGTACTGGAGCTGAAGACCACAGACGGCGATCCACTTCCGGTACCGTTCGTCGCATACACCTGGACATCATAAGAGGTTGCGGACGAAAGCCCGCTTAGCAAATACGACGTCGTGGTGATGCCCGATGCTCCGGTGGTCCAGGTCATATTGCCCGTGACTCTGTATTGGACCGTGTAGCTGCCGGGGGTTCCGCCCGATGTGGGTGCCAGCCAGGTGAGCGCAATTGAACTGCTGGTCGGAGCGCTGCCGGTCAGGGCAGTCACCTGGCCCGGAGCGCTGAGACCCGTGGTCGTGGACGCAGATACGGTTGGAGAAGGCGACCCGGTCCCCGCGCTGTTCACCCCGGCAACCGCGAAATCGTAACTCGTGCCGGAGAGAAGTCCGCCGACCACGCAACTGGCCGTGGTCGACGACAATGATGTCCAGGACGTGGTCCCGGTGACTCGATACTGCACGTTGTAGGTGCTCGCAGCCGGCGATGATGCTGTCCAGGTCAACGTGACACTGCTGGCACCGATCTCGGACGTTGCCAGCCCAGTCACCTGGCCTGGTACCTGAGCCGAGCTTGTTGCAGCAGCGGTGCTCGCGTAGGTCACCGTTCCGCCGGAGTAGGTCGCGCGGTAAAGGCCCGCTGCCTGGCCGGCGGGCAGCATAGCGGTCCCCGACGACGTGACGATGCCCGTTGCGAATGTGACGTTGCCGGAGCTGAGGTTAATCACCTCGCACTGAAACCCGGACCCCGTACCGGTCGCTGGTGGCGAAATCGTCACAGGCTGACTGCAAATGAGCAAATGCCCGCCATGCTGCGTTGGGCTGAGCGTGGTGTTGACGGTGATTTCGAGGATCGGCGGTGTGTAGGTCGGAAGCTTGGCCGCAATCCACGTCCAGATCGCCGACAGCGACTGACACAGCGTGGTGCTGCCCCCCTGCCCCACCCAGAACGTGTCGGTGTCCGACGCCGCGCCTGCCGGTTGCGCTTGATCGATCGTCTGTCCGTTGATCAGGTTGGCATAAGCGATCGTATGGTCCGTGCCGGCCTGGCTGATACCAACCAGATCCGCCGAGCCAATCGTCGAGACGGATGGTAAATCAGTGATGCTGTATGCGGTCGTCCCTCCTGCGGATCCTGCCTCAACAGTAGCAGAGATCGTGCCGGAGGAATCGATCGAGATGTTCTGACCGGACGAGAACAATCCTCGGAGCAATGTCAACTGGACCAACTTGGGCGTACCGCCGCTGTTCACGACTGCCTGGTCGGTAGGGGTCAAAACGCTTTCCGCCACGAAACCTGCGTGGTCGGCGCCCGTCGCGGTAAGTGTCTCTGACGCCAGCAGCAGGCCGGTTCCGACGGTGAGCGGCTCCGGGCCGCCGGCACCGAGGCTGACGCGGCCAAGCAAACTGCCGGTCGGCGCCATGATCGCCGGCTGCGTACTCGCCAGCAATGTACCAACACTCACCGACATCGTGGCTCCGCCCTGGCTGAGCGGCACCTCGTCTGCTGCGGTTACCTGCAAGGCAGACGGAAGCTGCGAGATTGTCGGCATGGCTACTCCGCGCGGAGAAGAACAATCAGAGGCGGCGGCGAAACCGCGGGCCTAGGCCGCGACTTGCGTGCCACTGCAGACGGAAATCCAGTGCGTGCCGTCGCAGAACACCTCGACGCCCGACCCAGCGCCGGCGGCTTCACTGGGCTTTCGCCCGTTGCTGACGAACGCCAACGAGCCGGCTGTCGTGGCGGCAGGCAGGGCCGCCACCGTATAGGTTGGAAGCACCGGAGCGCCGGCAAAATGCGGGTTGACGAAGTTGGTACGAAATACTTCGCGCCAGCACGACGATCCATCTGAGATGATATGATAACGGTCATTCTGATGCAACGCTATTGGTGAATTGTCGATGCTGTCCGTGCCATTCGCTGCGATCGTCACCACGCCAGAGGCAAGATTGGAAAAGGTAAAGCCAGTCCCTGCTGCAACCGTGCTGGCGGCCGGCAGGGTGATCGTGTAGCTCGAGCCACCGACCAGGAAGATGATGTTGCCAGCGACGTAGTAGGGAAGCGTTGCGCTGGCAGAGTAAACGTTCTGGAACCCGACCGTAATGCCCTTGCCGACGACGTAGGACAGTGACCCCTGGTTCCAACGAAGAGTCGAAGTAACGCTGTCGTACGCCAGAGCGTTGGTATTGGTCGGCTCGAAAGCGATCCTGTGCCCTGAGGCCATCCGGATGGCCGCCGCGCCCGTCATCTGTTGAGCAGCAGTTGTATCGAGAACCGATGTGGAAAATGGAATCCCGATCGTGAACACTTGATAGGCATGACCTGTGCTGCCGGCGCTGAGATACACGCCGATTATCGTAGAGATTTCCACCGGCGCTCCGGAGAGCGTTGTCTGTCCCACAACAAGGGATTGAATTTGCCGCACTTTCGCGTCATCCGGGCCGTTTCCGAACCAATCCATCTCAATGGTCAGCGAGGCGTTGGTGACGCTCGACGGTTGGCCCGTGGCGTCACGGTACTCCAGGCACGCCGCCCAAAGCTGCGGCTGCGGCAAGGTCTGGCCGCTAGAGTTGCTGCCGACGGATTGTCGGACCGTCTGTACATAGCGCGCGACGTGTTGAGCAGGGGTTGAGGCGGACGGCGTCTGCACGCCGCACCATAGGAGACGATCGAGGCCACCCCAGATATAGTTGTTGGGGCTGTTGTAAATAATCGTGTCGTGGCGGGTATTGGTAGAAACAACACCGGTGCTGCCGCCGGAGTGGTTGACGATGTAAGCGGAGCGGGAAACCGCGAAATCGGTGGGTTCCGAAGCGCCCTGCGACGTCTCCGCACTAGCGCCGTTACTACCGATGACCAGCCCGGGCAGAACGAAGCTGGATGGCGACCCGCCACCTGGTATCGCGTCGGCGAGCGAAGTCCCATTCGGCAACGTGGTGCCGTCAATGATCCACTTGACCCACTTGGTGAGTGCGATACCCCAATTGCTGGGGTTCTGTAGGTTGGTAACGCCGTTGGGCACGTAGATCACGGAGCCCGCCGGCGCGGCTTGATAGGCGGCCGTGAACGCCGCCGAATCATCCGTGGTTCCGTTCATCTGCGCGGAATATGGCGGAGACTTGACGTTTATGACTCCGGTGGGACCGGAACTGAAATCGACATATTGTTTGGTGGCGGCGCCCAGGGCGACGGATGGGTTGGCAGAAAGTGTGAGCGGTCCGATGAGCGTACCACCGGCCAATGGCAAAGTTGTTGCCACTTGGCCGTCCACATACTGCTTCGTCGCCGCTTGCAACGCTGACGCGGGATTCGCAGCGAGGGTCAGCGGTCCGGTCAGCGTACCCCCCGACGTCGGAAGCCCGGTGACCGACTGGCCATCCACATACTGCTTCGTTGCCGCCTGCAGCGCCGATATAGGGTTCGCAGGCAAAGTTAACGACCCGGTTAACGTGCCACCGGCCAAGGGCAACGTTGTCGCAACCTGACCATCCACGTACTGCTTCGTTGCTGCCTGCAATGCCGCCGTAGGATTGGCAGCCAGGGTCAGCGATCCGGTTAGTGTACCTCCGGAGGTTGGAAGCCCGGTGACCGATTGGCTGTCCACATAATGTTTCGTGGCGGCCTGCAACGATGACGTCGGGTCAGTGGCCAAAGTCAAGATCCCAGTGAGGGTTCCTCCCGCTTTTGGCAAAGTCGTCGCAACCTGGTTGTCCACGTACTCCTTCGTTGCCGCCTGCAATGCCGACGTCGGATCGGCTGCCAGCATTAACGGTCCGGTCAGCGTATCGCCATTGCGCAGCACGCGCGTATCCACATACTCCTTTGTGGCAGCCTGCAGCGCGGCCGTCGGATCAGCCGCTAGCGTCAACGCTCCGGAGAGGCTACCACCCGACTTCGGCAGTACGGTCCCCACCTGGCTATCGACGTAGTTCTTCGTAGCAGCCTGCAAGGTCGTTGAGGGATCGGACGCCAGAACCAATGCACCGGTTAGCGTGCCGCCCGATTTCGGCAGTGCCGTGCCAACCTGGCCGTCAACATACTCCTTCGTCGCCGCCTGCAACGGCGTGACCGGATCGGCCGCCAGCGTCAATGTTCCCGTCATGGAGCCGCCCGATGTGGGCAACGTAGCCGCAGCGAAGTCCGCAAGCTTGACGCTGTTCTTGGCGCCAGTCGGCTGTAACAGCATAGCCGAGGCACTGATATTCGCAACGCCAGGCAGTCCGTTCATGAACTGGGTATAGGTCACCGCGGTGTTGGTACCACTCTGCCCTAACGGCACCATATCGCCACTGGCAGGCACGGTCCCCGCTAGCAGGCTGCTTATCTGAAACGGAGTCGCCGCGGCCGACAGTGAGCCGCTGGCAAGCACAAGATTGGCACCTATTGCAATCGACTCGGGCGCGCCCGCTCCCGCGCTTATTCGACCAAGAAGGGTTCCACTGCTGGGGGCCAACTGCGCCTGAACGCCGGATAACACCTGGGCGCGCGTAACCTTGACGGCCGCGCCACTCTGGCTCACGACAAATTCGTCAGTGTCCGACGAGGCTGTTGCCTGTGCGAGCTGATCGATCGTTGGCATTTAAAGCAAGCTCCGACTGTGCCAACCTCACGCCCATGCGGCGATAGGTCGCTTCAGTGAGACAGTTCAAATAGTATTCGAGCAGGGCCGTTATGACGGAGCGGCATCACTCGAGAATTGGATTGCCGTTCTGATCCGTCAACACCACGCCGATTGTCGTCAAAATCGCAGTTGGCGGAACCGGCGGAACCGACAGAAACAGCACAGGCAACAGAACGCTACGCTGTACAATTCGTCCGTTCACCGTGCCGATGACGATCGTAACGACATAGACCGTGCTGGCTTGACCAGCTGACAGCCAAAAGACTGCCTCCGTACCGTCCGCCGTCACGCTGTTTAGCGTCAGATCACCAGGCTCGTTTGGTGAGATGGTCACGTCTAGTGTAGCGATCGAGTCACCGGGGTTGCCCACAATCGCAGGAGCAATATCGAGCCGATAATCGAGGACGTCGTTGGGATCTTTCGTCGGCCAATTCAAGGGAGGAGGTGCAACGGCCGTCGAGCCGCGCGGAACAGGAATAAAGCTATCGATGACAACGGTTCGTGCGGTACTCGGCTTCCAGACATGCGTCGCTGGAATGGCCATGGCGGCCTCCTGGACAGATAAATGCAATATGTGCGGCGTAACAGTCCGCTAGATCCTGTCTTACTGGGTCTTCGTGCTGGCCGACAGCGCAGCAAGCTGCAAGCTCAGCGCAGCAAGCTGAGCTTGCAGTTCCAACAGGGTAACGGGTGAAGCTGTTGACTCAGGAGCGTTTGGGGGCGAGAAATGCTGACCATCGTATTTCCACCCCACTGCCACACCATTCACCGACGTGACCTCCACCCATGGAATATCCCGGTGAAACATTGTCGTAATGTCCTGATCTGTGCTGAGTAGTTCGGCGACGTGCTCCGCCTGAATTCGTGCGTAGGTTTTCATATCGGACTTACCACCTGACAACCACAAGACCGTTGGCGCCCGCTGCGCCTGGGTACGCCGTGGCGCTGTTCGCCCCGGTGCCCGCACCGGCCGCGCCACCACCCGGGAAAACGCCCGGCACTGCATTGGTTCCACTGTTTTGCGTTCCGCCCATAGGTGCAGCGCCGCCAAGGCCTCCTTGATTCAAAACCGCGGCCTGGCCGGCCGAACCGTAAAGATTCACGTCCCCGCCTACGCCGTTGCCGCCAGGAGTCGCGCCATTCTGTGGGCTGGAAGCCGTAGCCAAAGCGTTAAGGCAGCCACCAGTCGCGCTAACGTAGGGACCGAAGCTAGACGTACCACCAGGCGTCGCGACGCCACCCGTCGTCGTGCCCCCCGCACCGCCGGCGCCAACCGTGACCACAATCGACTGCCCGGGAGACAGTCCTGTTACGCGCCTGCGGGCATAGCCGCCACCGGCACCGCCACCGCTGGGCGTGGTCGAAAGAGACGCAAAAGTCCCAGCACCGGATCCCCAAACCTCCACCTCTACCTGAGTCACACCTGCCGGAACTGTAAACATACTCGAGCCAAGAAACGTCTGAACCCCGGAGCCAAAACCAGGTCGAAGCGACGGCAACTTCCACGAAAGGAACGGAGCTGTTATTAGCGACGTGATGCCACTAGAAACGGCGGTCTGACCGTACGTGACGGTGATCACATATAGACCCACCCACCCATTATCCACCGGCGGTGTTGCTTGCGTGCCCGTGTTGGCAGGTGCCCCTGCCTTCAACTGTAGTTCGGCCTGCTGCGTCCGCAGAGTATTCTGCGCAGTGCCCGCGTTGTTGGGCCCGCTGTAAGGCTGAGCGGGATTCGCTGCATTATAGTATGGCAGAACAATTGGCGACGTATCGCTCTCCTCAAACGTCGCCTGAATGAGATAATTGGTCGATTGACCCGAGGTAGTCGGGGCCGTCAGCGTAAAGCTGTTAGAAGAAATGTTGATACCAAACTTGACGAGCGGATCCGTAGTGTCGGCCGAAAGGGAACCGTAAGGCAGCGCATCAATCATCGAAAACTGAAAGATACTGCCCGGACCGACTGTGATGGTCATTGATGGCGGGGAGGTGGGCGAGCACACAAGGCCATCAACGACAGTACCTGTGCCGAGCACGGCTTGCGCAAGATATCCCAGGGCAACCATGGTATTCCGGTTGAGCGACAGAAGGTCTGTGTCAAGCGGGATGCTTCCCGGATAAACTATGTTTCTATCCATTTCATCCTCTGGATGTACTCTTTTCAGGCTATCACTAGGTGATGCGCGTCCAGCCGATCACGGCGACAGGAAGCACGCTGGCTATTGCTGCATTAATCTCATTGTCGGTGATCTGCCCCTGAATCATGGACAGATCGGCATACTCGATCCCACCAATCCCGTAGCCACCAACGCCGCTGTTCCATCCGCCGACAAGGGCGATACCAGTCCCAATCGGGCGATAGGCCGTTACAAAAAACTGAAACGGCAATTGCAGGCTGCCCCATCCCCCGGCAACGCCGTAAGCCAATCCACCACCTGCCCTAGCCGTACCAGCGTACCCTCCAGTGTCGGGAGGGTACGCTGGCTCGAAAATCGCCGGCGCCTGCCCTGTCAGATCGAGTAATATCTTTACCACTGAAGCCCTGGTCCCGTGGTCGCGGACCAGATCATGCATTATTTCGGTACGAAACTGGTCGTCGCTTTCACCAGTGCGGCGCCTAACTTGATCGCCAAAGTAGTCCGCCGCAGCGATATCCAGCCATGTGTCTTGTGCAGTTGAAATCCGAGCCTGAGTGCGAACATACTGGATTAAGCTGTACACTGACGCCCAGCCGCACGCGAGCCCGTTCAGCAGACTGTGGAGCACGGGGGTATCGTCGGGAAACCATCTGAGGGGGAGAACCGCCTTCAGACGAGATACCATATCCTGCTGATCGCCGGTCATTTTAGTTCACCAGGATCGTTCCCGCCTTCACTACACCCGCCAGCGGCACCAGAATGTCCGCAGATTGGCCGTTGAGCGAGATTAAAGTTACGTTGTTAACGTAAGGACTAATGGAATACGCGAGCTGCGCAATGCGTGTCAGCGGCAATGATGCGCCGAGTGGCAGGCCGTTGACATAGGCGGTAATGGCAGTCGTTAGTGTCGCCACGATGGGTGCTTTGTCGATCCCCGGCATCACCGAAAGCGTGAGTTCCACGTAAGCGATTGTGACCTGGGGTGGAAACACAGCAAAGGTGGAGCCGACCGGCCGGACTGCATCAACCGCACCCTGAATACCCGAAAGCAGCGAGTCCGATGGATAGCCCGATCCGTCGTCAACATAGACCAGGAAGTTTCCCATTTGTGTTGTGCCAGTCGCCTCAACATTCTCCTGAATGGTATAGGCCAGTCCCTGCTGCACGCATGAAATTGCGTATCCGACCGCCAACGGCGTTGCGCGAGATCGGCTGGAAATGAAACTCTGAAACCTCGCCCGGAAAGCAGCGTCCGATTCGGAATCGACGCCATTGGTGAAGCCCACTGCATTGATGACCGTGTCGATGCCGGGGATCGCGGTGGCAAGAACCGTAATGCTGCCAGCGAAGACGTTTCCACCGCTGCCCGGCACGAGAGCAACGACCGGAACGTCCAATGATGCTAGCCCCGCAGCGACTATATAGCACTGCTGGCCTACTACCCAGGCTGCATTAGTGGAATCGGCAGTCACCGCGAACGTCTGGCTTCCGTCGGTCGTCCTAACCAAGGATCCGGCAAAAACAACAGCAGCCGCACTAGTTGTATATCTCGAAAGCGTCACTGCCCCCGATGCGGGACTCGCCGGCAGACGGGTAAGCGAAAAATCATTCATCCAGCTATCGAGATCTGGCCCATTGCTTGTCGCAGCACGGGTCATTTGCAGAACCTGCACCACCAGCCACTGCATCCACAGCCCTACGGATGCGTTTGCTTCCAGAATCGCTCGCAACGTTGACCCGACTGTGACATCCAGCAACTGCGTGGCTGCCGACTGAACAGCAGCGGCCATGTTTTGGACCAGAGTAGTAAATGTCTGAAGCGGCAGCTGCATGACGTTACGAGCTCGCTGAAAAACTTAGAACATGCGTCTGCCCCGATGCCGCATCGGCATAAGAGAGATACACGTACACTTCGCCTACTACGCCGCCAGGTGACACGGTCACATCAATCACGGGCTCCGGAGTGCGGGCCACCGAGGACTCCTTGAAAATCTGGCTGCGGATCAATGCGCTGATTTGCAATGAATTCGCGGTCTGCCCTATGAATCCTGCCAATCCCGCCCCGTAGTCGAGTTGCCAAATGTAATCCCCGGGGTTCGTCAACAAACGCCGCAGAATGCGTTGCTGTCCCAGTGTTGGCGCACTGACAAGTGCAAGGTCTCCCGTGGACCCTAGCACAAGGTCACAGCCCCATTGCTGGAAAATGTCACTCACGCGCGTTAGTCCTGAGGGCTCGGAGCGGTTGTCTGACCATTCCTGGAATCAATGTGGGTATGACTGTCGTAATGACTGCGGAGGCGCGACAACGATCCCTGCCGATCATAGACATCGCCCGCCACGTGCAGGTCTCCATTTATTTGCACGGTGCCATCATTCTGCAATTTTATGAACGAACCGGTCTTGTGGACCAACCAGAACTCTCCAACTGGCGTTACCGGAGGAAGCTGAGTATTGGAAAAGGCGCGGCCAACAATCACGCCGTTTTCCGCATCGCCCTCCTGCGGTAGGACAAGAACCTGATCACCCGGAGCCGGAAGACAGACCATCCCCCACCCGGAACCTATCCAAGCGGAGAGAATGGGAAGCCACCCAGTTAGGACGCCCTCCGGCTGCAGGGCTACACAAGCCGTGGCTGCGTTTGGATTGACTGACGTGACAGTAGCGAACCGAGGCTGGCCGCGTCCCTGATCAAGCGAATCTGCGTGCATTTTGATGGCATTCAAGAAGCGGTCCATGATTGGGTACTCAGGTTGCAGACGCAATTGCGGATGTTGCGTAGGTTCGGGGTGACGTGTACTTAAGAACAACAGACTGTGTAAATCCGGTACGAGGCTGCATCATACGTTCAATTGTATCGATATAATACGGCTGATCGAATGCTGTCTCTGTTCCCTCCAAAAGAACAACACTTCCTGGCATCATTGTCAGCTCACCCGGCATCGTAATCCGGACTGTGCGTTCGTGCCGGCAAAGCTCAGCTATATGTTGTAGCGCCAACCTGGAGGCAATATCCGGTGTAAGATTGGGACGTACAAAGACGTATTGCGGAGCCGGGCTGGTTTGGTCGGCCTGGGCTGCTGTACCCGAACTATTTAGGGAACCCAAAACACACTCCATAATCGACTGCTGCAGTTGTGAATTCCAACTTTTCACAGTGACTCCAACGTCACCCGCCAAAGAAAGCGTACGATGCAGCGTTATTTTTATAGCATTCTCCGGTCGAATCCGAAGCGTAGCGGAATTCGGGTCGGCAATCGGTTGAAAGTACAGTGTCGTACCACGGACAAAAAGATCGTACCGTTCGCAACGTGCGAGATAGGTCAGAAGGTCCCACTCGGTGGTGGACTTGGTGAACTGATCCAAGGTTGCGGTAGCGTAGCTTCCACCATAGTAGCGACCGACAGGCGTGGAGGTCGCAACTACCGCTGGCGTCAGGCTGTGACGTTGCGCGAATTTTGTCGCAATTTCGCTAGCGGTTCGATTGGCAAAAGCCTCCTGCGTGCGCGCCTCAATTAATTGAGAGGAGAGGTCCCTTCCCTGTACCGCGACCGAACCGCCTATTACATCGAGCGAGACCAGGTCGGCAAACCCTTGAGCCAAGCTAACAAAGGTCTGCCCGTCGTCCACGCTAAACTGAACCTCCAGATAAATGTTGTCACTCGACGCCCAAAAGCTCGCGTTCGCCCAAGTGTCGGTACCAAGCGCCACATCAACGGAAAACCTATCTGCTCCATAACGACTACTTGATGTCACCTCAGCTTGAAAGGCACCCGCTAGCGCTTCGCCGTCGATAAGGACCCTAAGCCGCGGCTTCCGGAATGACGAGCTGAGACTACTGAGCAAGTATGCCACCACTTGCGGCGGGATTCAGATCGGGAATAACAAGTGTCGTCACACCACTGAGATTTGGGTCTGTGATCGAGTTCAACTGCGCGATGCGAATCCATTGGGTTGCATCGTTCAGCTCCTGTGCCGCGATCTGGAACAGGTTGCCGCCCGCCACTATAATGGATTTCAATTTAGGTGCTCGCATTGTTAAGATTTATGGCCGCTCTTCCGAGATACCCGCGTGCTGCTGTCAGACCCGCAAGTTGCTGCGTAGATTGAGTGGCTACAGATAGGCTTTGAAGCGCAGCCTGCGTGGATGTACTTGGTGAAGTCGTGCTAATCTGGATATTTGTTTCTTCGGCTACGACCTCGGCATTAACGCTAGACTGCAGTGTGATGAGCTCGGAGACTGCACTGCCATACGCGCTCGTATCTTGTGTCGTTGCACCTGCTACGGTCAGCGATGCCAGGAGGTTCACAAAGTTCAGCGAGGTTCCGCTGGCACTAGCAGCGGCCGCGTTTATGTCACTGAGTATTATGTTCGCTAAAGAGGCCGCCACAGGAATGAAGCTTGAAGCTTCGTCTCGCAGAACCGCGCAGGTGATGCGGTAAGGTATCCAGGCATTGCGTTCGTAGGATGCTTGGAAGTCACTCAGAATTACCGTGTAGAAGAACACATCCCATGTAAGCGGCAGCGGCTCTCCAGCGACGCGTAGCACGTCAAGCAGGCGGGCACGCATGGTGGCGTCTGATCCTGAAAATATACCACGAAACGAAATATTTGAATCGTCGCGGCCCAAGCTATCGATTACGCGCCTTCCATCAGTCAACTGATGCACGGCAAGCCGTTGCTTGCCACCGATGTTGATTTGGTTTGGTACTTCAAAGCTCTGAAGGACCACTGGTCCAATGGTAAGTGTCGTATGTGGCATGGATTCAGCCGTGATGAAGGATTAGTAAGACTATCATGTCGCAGCTCGATTCACATGCCGACCGAAGGACCGGCAAACATCGGCCCAAGTCGGGGATCTACCGCCGTAATCCCCGCATGAGGCCGATTAACCTGCTCCTCGAAATACGCGGTCATCCATCGCCCCAATGCGCTCCCGTCCAGATAAATGTTCGAGGCAACACTCGTCGCCGAAGTATTTTGCATGTGGCTTACGATTCGATTTTCTATTCCAGTTTGTGGCCGCTGTTGCAGCGGTGCAAAGGGGCGTCCACTCACCAGCTCTGGCGCCACCGTTGTGTTCGACAGCTGAGGCGATCGGAGAGCCGGCATGCGCATGGTTCGCTGCGCTTGCGGCGACCGTTGGCTCAATACAGGAGCTGCGCCGATGCTTGCCGATGGGTCGGTACCCCCCCGAAGAAATTGGCGATCGGCTCTGCCGTGCCGTGGCCCGGACGCCAGCGCGCCAATGCGCAAATGGATAAGGGGGTGCCCATCGACGCCTGGCGTGACTTCAGGTCCCTGAAGGACACGGTGCGATGGATCTGCGGTCGGGACCAACAGACGAGCCATCGCGCGCAGCAAAGGTAACGCGGGATGCCAGATATTTCTCGATCGCGGACCAACGTCTCCTATGAGTTTAGGTTGTGTCATTGACTTGGCATATGTAATGGCTGGGTACATCAGTGCGGTACGAATTCGAGGCAAATTCACCGTCGGACCCGCCTGTCGTCGAGTAATTGGCGGTCGCGACCACGTGCGGCCCAATGCCATGCCCGGTAGCCGCTGTTCCACACCTATGGCTGCTTCCCTAGGGAGCCGGCGAGCGGAGACCAGCGACGGTAAATCCAGCCATCCTCGACGGGCCGTCCGCACGATCGACAGCATTTGGCGTGCCACCGCCCGCAGCGGCTGCATACCAACAACCGATGCAAATCGCCGCGAAGAAAGCTGGGAGGACGCTCCCAACGGTGCAGCGCGGCGTGACAACCCTTGCATACGGTTCGACGCCATTGACTCGTCTCCGCAGGCCAGCGTCACGAGGGAACTATCCAACGTAGTGTCTGCCAATCAAACTCCTGACCTTCTAGTTTTCCGAATACAACAACATAAGCCATCCGTTCATCGGGAGGCAGGGAAAACGCGACATCGAACGGCACCCCGTTCCTGACCAGATAAAGGCAATCGATCAGGTCGGGGTGCCGGGTAAGTTTCCCGCGCTGCGTACCATTTCAGCAGCGTTGCGCTCGGTCATCGGCAACAGTGCATCAGCAGCGGCCGCAATGCCAATCTCGCCAAGGCGTCCCACCATGGCCTCTATCTGCTGCTCAGTCGTTGGCGACGGAATGGGTACATCGTCAATTGCCACCACTGAACTCGCCAACATTGCCATGCCTAACCAAGCCTCGTTGAGGGCGAGGTCGGGGCCAGCCGCCTTGAATAGACGAAGCTTATCCAGCGCCGTCAGTCGGTGCAACGTGAGCTTGCGGCCCAAACGATCAACCACGGTTTCCCCTGCAGTTGCCGATTCGACAATACTGACCGACGGGCTCATCAGATCCGCTGCCTCCGCGTTGCAAAGAACTCGAGCTTCTGTTTCACACTTGCATCTCCCTTCCAGGTCCCGGCATTTACCAATCGGAAGGACACACCGTCATACTGGTAAGTGGACGTAGATCCATCCGTCTCAGCGATGTACTGATACATTGTTCCCGAGCTTGTACTACCGCCGTTATAGTACTGCTGCTCTGTGGCGGCAATGAAATCATCTATGACCGAACTGCCACGTTCCACCTCAAAGCTTCCCTCCCAGCCCTTTGGCAGCTCGGCACCAAGATGGGTACCATCCAGCCGGCTCACACGAACAGATTGAGTAAGCTGGCGGCTTTCGAAGCCGGTGACATGGGTCAAATCGACTCGTCCGAGTGGCCCCATGACCACCAGTTGAGTGTCGCGCCCAATCGAAAATGCGGTATATGACATAGTAACGGCCCTTTATGCTGGTTGACCGCTCGGAAGTGTCTGGCGTGTTACCTGAACTGTCTGTCCCCCTTCAAGATTGACAATGAATTTCTCGTTGATTGCTTGGTACTGAACCTGCGCATCTGACTGAACGTACCCCAGTCCAGTGCGTGATGCTGGATTGTTCGAAGTATCGCAGATTACGCTAAAGGGCAGGCTGCCATCGGTGCTTCCCAGAATTCCTTGACCTAGCATGTTCTGCAGGAAGGATAACTGAGTCGCGCGTATCCTAAGGAACAAATCCGAGTTAATGACCTGTCCAACGTACTGCCCCATGCCTGCAGAAAGGGTCTCGGCAATGTAGTTGGTCACTCGAGTGTAGTTGTCGCCATTGGTAGCGACGTTTGAGGACGAATTATGCCCACCGCGAACACCCCAGAAGCTTCCTCCAGGCTGGGGGTTGCAGATCACATCGATTCCTGCCCCCAGAAGAACCGCCAGATCTGCTGCCGAATAGGACGTACTTTGGCCTGATCCGGGATTACCTGATTTCTGGCTTCCGATAACACCATACAGTTGCTTATTCAGGCTGGATTGCTCCGGGGAGAGGTTCGCAAGGCGCCCGGCAACAAACCCCTGCGGCGAGACCAATCGTACGATGCTGTTAACAGCATCGGACCACCACAGCCAGTCACCGAACATCAATTTGGCGGAATAGCTGTCAAGACCGGCCTGCTGCTTAACTGCGACAGCATTCTGAATTGAGTCCCCTGCAGGGCCGGTAAGGATCATGTAGATGCCTTCTTGCAGGCCAAATTCAGCCTCCAAGGTCCACTGTGTGGAGTCATCGCAGTCGGCCAGCAGCGCAATACCACATCCTTGACCGCGCAACGCGTACATGCCACTCCGCGGCGGAATATCCAAACCGACCAATTGGTTGGTGCCGACTCCCGTCGCACCGTCAGAGCCGGCCGAACTTGCGCCAAGCATCATGGAGAACGCGATAGGAGTTGCAGTCGCACCTCCGGCATTGGCGACGATAAGTTGGGAAGGCCCGCGTTGAGGTCCCTGACCTTGATTGACCGCAGCCGCCAGCGCAGCCCAGAATGGCGCCCCGGTTCCACCAATATTGTCGTAAACCTCCGGTTGCACCCCGACGAGCCAAACTGTAAGGCGCCAGGTATTGCTCTGCGAACCCGGACCCAGCGTCAGGCTGACCTGATTACCCAATGAGCCGGTATAAAGCGCAGTGAAACTTACCGTGGTGCCCGGGACGATGGCCTGCGCAGCTGCGTCAGTGCCATCGGTCACTCGCACGCATCGGAAATTCTGTGCTCCCTGCTGTACTGCCGTGGCAATCTGCGTTCCGGCATCATATTTTCTCGCGATGATCGGGCCGAAGTTCTGCGCATAGTCGGCCATCGTCGCAAGGATAACGGGTTGCCCGGCAGGTCCCCAGGAGGCCGTCCCGACGAGACCGACCACATTGGTCGGAACACCGTTCAAAATCAGATTTTGCGGCGGAACGATCTGGACATAAAGATCGGGTACGATCAATGCCGTAGTGTTTATACTACCCTGCTGAACAATAGGCATCCTGCTCACACTCCAGTTGCTGGCGGATTGGCCACCCGGACAACCGCATGTGCATGCTCACCATTGAGAATTTCAGAAATGCGCGCTGCGTCCGCTATGATATCGCCACGAGAATAGGCTGCGAACGGCCTCACAACCACCAAATGGAATTTCATGATATCTCCAATGTCATACAAATAACTGCGCAGCGTTCAAAACAAGATCCCCGAACAGCATTCGAGGCTGTGATGCGCTCAATGTCGTGGCATATTCGACCATGTAGAGAAGATCTCGGCGGTACAGCAGCGCGTCTTGTGACTGGTCAAACTCCAATGTACCCTCGTATAAAATTCGACCTTGCGTTCCGTCGGGTAGGTCGATGAACCGAACCGCTGCCAATACCTGATCGATGGCGATCGCTGCGCTGTCTCGGATGGCCGGAGTCGGGCACCAGCAGGTAATTCGGAAGCTTTGCTCCTGGCGTCGAGCTTCCTGAACAACGGGGCAATCGGCGACAATCCTGACATTCACATTAGCCGCTCCAATCAGTGACAGCGCCGTCCCTGATTGTTGCACGATCCAGTCGGCACGCGCGAGCGTAGCCAAATTTGCTGCGACGGCGGCTGGAGTGTCACTACTTTGGATCCGGTACGCGTAGGCATGCTCATCTGCAAGGATACCAGCAACCTGCCCAAGCGTTGCTGCTCCGCTGAACGTTACAGAATTTCCCGAGGCGACGGCGATCAGTGCCGGAGTGATGGCAGTACCTCGCCATTGCTGCGCATACCGCGTGGTATTTCTACCAGGTTCCCCCTTTGCAAATACCGTGACGTTGACGAGGCCCGCAGCAAGATCACTGTCGAGTGCAGCCGATTGCGGCCAGCCCCGATATATCCGACAATCCGATCCAACAGTGCTGGTTTCATAGTCACCATTCGGATAAAGTGCTGCGGCTGCAAGGTTTACCAGCACGTTCTCCACGTCTGACTGATCGGCCATCAGGTGGTCACCTGCTTAACCGTCAAGCGCCAGCCAAGTTCGCTCAGCTCTGCCGCCATCACCACCGCATTGCGACCGAGGTCGTCCGACATGAGATCCGTAGGACGTAGGACCACTTCTGGCGACACAGGCAGCAGTACTGTCCAGTATGGCACAGTGCTATTATCGCTAGGCAAATTCACCAAAGGACGACCGCCGTTCGATGCAGTCACAACACTCGCTGGCCAGTTAATCATAAGCGGAGTCACGTTGGCCGCAGTTATCCCGCCATACGTGCTTGCGCCCGTGGTAGATGGAGTCTTCGGCCGATTGAAGCTCACCACGCGGTCGGCTCGGACACACAAGACCGGTAGCAACCTGTGCTGCGAGGCGATGAACCATGTACCCTCGTCCTGCACAAGATAGTCACCTGGCTGTGTATAGGCAGCGTCAAATATCCCATACCATAACGAATTACCGTAGAAGTTGGCACGAGCAAACCCGCCGCGAACGCTCATAAACGCCACATGTAATCTTAAAAACCGATTGGTGAGCGCCAAGGGATCCGCTGGACCGACAGGTCGGTACGCGTCGGTGGACACGCCAACGCGCCGGGCCGCAACATTGAGCCCCCACCGTACCCGATCCTCCAGCCGAACCGCATCCATATCATACTACCAGCGAGATGCCGCGGTTCAGGAATTCTGGCCCAGGTTGCATGCCCAGGAAACCGCAAAGCCGGCGCCGCCAATCGTCAAAGAGCAAGGTACGGTCGCGTGTCTCGCTATGGTTATGGGTCCACACCGCGGCCTGGTCTGTGTCAAGGTTCTCGCCTGAGTGGGGCACAGCAATTTCCAACATTCTTAGTGTACCAAGGTATCTCCTCACGACCGCAAGTTCGGACTCGGAAAGGTTGTTCATGCGGAATTCGAGCAAGCCGTACGCTTGATAGAAGCGCCATGTTTGCAGCCCATCCGGAGCCGCTCCGTACACCGGATAGCCACAAAACCGGCGCACATCCGTTTTCTCCGCATCCGTGAGGTCCATCAGATGAACGAACCGTCGCCACGACTAAACAACACGCTACCCGTCCCGGTAACGAGTGTCGCTGCCGCATAACTTATCAGCGAGTTCACCGACAGCATCGCTCGGGTATTAGGTAGGACTGGCATGTCGGATGACGAGGCCGCAACGGATGGGTCACCACCAAAGCGGATATACGCCACCGACGCTGCCAGATTCGTCACGACGACCGTCTCGCCTCCACCGGCAAGTTGAACGCTCGCCGACGCCGTGCTCCCGCTCACCGCTACCGTTCCTGTGGGACGGAACGGACTTGTTGATCCCATTGCCATGGTCGGACCTTCCTCGAATCCTCAGCCGATATGCTCGACAATCACTGCGCGCTTGAAGGCTGCGTTGGTCGCTGTCGGGATGGTCGTTGGATTGGTCGTCGTGTCGGACGGCGCGCAAAACCCACCAATCCAGTACCAAGACTGGGCAATGATCTGTTGCAGCCGGTCGATCGGCTCACGCGTCACCATTGCAACGTTGTTCACGATGGATACGATTGAGTCCTTCGGGGCGACGTCATCGGCCCCCATTCCGGCGAAATCGCCCTCAACCAACGTGCCGCGTCCGCAGATCACCGGCCGGCGCACCATCAGGCCGGCCAGCGTCGGATGTGGCTGAACAAATGCCTCGGTAGTTGGAACAAAGCGGAGACCAAGAAAGTCGTTCGTCAATCCCTGCCGAAATACCTGATTGGCCGATGTCGCGCCCTGGAATAGCTGCTTGAAATCAGGGTCTGCAAACAACTGCCGTGCCGAGATGGGATCCAGATAGCAGTTATAGACGCCATCGATTTCCGGCACGGCATTCGAGCGAAGTTTGGATACCGCATCGAGAAGACACGACATCGTAAGAGTGTCCCCGGCAACGATCAAGGATGTATTTGACCGTTGAGACGGCCGGACGATTACAGATGCACTGGCTGCCGTGACGGTATTGCCCGCGGTGCCGTCGCTAACAGAGACATTGCCAGAAAATGTCAGTACACCTGAGACACCGTTCGGCGCGGTGGAAACGTTAGTTGCGTCGGCAGCGGCACCCGCCAGTGTGTAGGCATCAGCCCCAACGGTCACGGTCAGCGGACTGGTACTGCTCACTGACTGCTGCACGCCGTTGACAAAAGTCGTCTGAAATCCACGAATATCATCAACCGAGACCGCTGGACCGGCGCTGCCTAGCGTAATGCGGACCCGCGTATTGCCGCCAAAGTAAGCATTGAACAACGCATTTCGCGCCAGCTCGTCCAGACTGCGAGCCGCCTGCTCCCCATTGACATAGGCATTTTCGAGAAACTGTGATGCGATGCCAACTCGCGACGTGACCATGTTCAGGTCAGTGGTCGCCGCATAGTGATTTATTGTAATGGTGAATTGTTCGACGCCCCAGTTTGTCGCCGTCAAACCGTTGTCAAAATTTGTGTTCGTGGCCGGAGGCAGCGGGATGGTTACCGTGGGTTTCAGGCCCGCACGGGTCTTGGTGAGCGTTTCACCAATACCAACAGCGATGTCCTCACGATCCGCGCACGCCCGGTAGCCGAGGCGTGACCGCAACGCCTGCTCGAATTCGCGCTCGAGGAATCCCTGCTGGATAATCGGTTGCAGCGCGGCGGGGAAGTTCTGAATTCCCATCGATCTTTCCTTTATCTATGTATGAGTCAAAATTTTCTTCAAATGCTTCCCGGCAGCTTACGAACGTTGCTTCAGCAATGCTGCTCGCGCAGTGCGATATTCCGCATCCGTCATTTCGGTCGCAAGCTTCTGTCGAAGCGGCTGCACTGGCGGAACGGCTGTTGCACTGGAGGAAGATGGTGCGCCGAACAGCCAAGGTTTGGCCTTTTTCAGTTGCGTCATGAGGTGCGCGGCTCCTTCCACCTCACCGTTTTCGTTGAGCTTCGCCGAGGTCAGGTCGAGTAACTTCAGCCCATCCAGGTCCACCATGCCGAATCGGAGCGCTTCAACCTTGAGTCCCGTAAGGATCAAGCGCGTATCGGCCTGCCGCTGCATGTCAGCAAGCTGGCGTTCCAGGGTCTCGGCGCGCTCACGCAACGCGGTAAGTGGATCATCAATGGATCCAATTTCATTTGCAGGGCTATCCATCAGACTTTCCTAGTTTCCTGATCAACCTTGATGCGCGCTAGCTCGGCTGGAACATCGTCAATGTCGTACGTCTTGGCAATTGCCTTTACCGCAGTTTCCCGACTTACGTATCCCGATGCGGCCAAGGTCGCGAGCGTCTGGGCGTCCTTCTGACGGTCATCAGCGCTCGGTGGATACCATCGGGGCCAAATCAGGGACAGCCGCGCGTTCGGATCTAGTGATGGAATCTGCCTGTCACCCGTACGAATTTGATAGGCTTGTGATGCCTTTAGGACCATGCGTGCAAGACGCAGCAACGCTATCTCGCCATACGTTACTCGCAGATTGTCCGCGAGCCAGAGAAGGCCCTGATTCATCATTTCCAATGCTCGGCCGGACTGAGAAACCGTTAACCTGTCCGCATTGGCCCGATTGCCATGCACGCTTTCCAAGGCTAGTTCGCGCAGCGTGCGTACATATTCAATGACTGCGGCCGAGGCTGTACCTCCGATTTCCAGCAGCCTCGCATCGCCTTTTTCACTGACGACCAGGGCATTACCTGCCCCTTTCACGATCTCTCCGTCAGTGCCGACTGGTTCCTTGATCAGAAGTGTCGGATCGCTACTGTACTTGAGTCCCCGGCCCGCCTGGCTGAGCTGGTAATCAATCTCGATCTGAGTCTCGATGGCGGTGCGAAAGGTGCACGCGCCATCATTGAGATCTCCGGTTGCGGAAATGCCAGGCAGGTTCCTGACCCAGACGATCGGTACGCATCCGATCCCGTGGCGGACAGTTCGCACCTCATCCAGTGCTCCCACTTCGTTGCTTTCAGTGGGCGTGGGGATGAACCACGACTCCCAATCCGTATCCCACGACCGCTGGAACCAGTAGTTACAACCGATGTCGGGAATATCGAAACCATTTGCAGCAAGCTGCGTTCCAGCGACCTTGTACCGCTCCGTCACAGACAAGAGGGTATCTGGTTCCTCCGGATCCCAGACGGGTAACAAATAGGTTGTGTCGAGAACATCAAAGAAGATACGGCCTCGAAGCAATCTCATCAGGATCGCGACGGATCCCACGGAGCCGCGAATCGCCGCCTCGGTCATGACCAGGTTAAGCCGCGTGTCGTGGGCAACGTCCGCCAGAGCAGTCCGCACGTTTTCGTCCGTGCAGTCGATCGTTGGGAAGTGACCCTCGCTGAACAGTAGCGACACGCTGTCTTCTACCACCAGCCGACATAGGCCGTAGCGGATGCTCGGTCTACGTTTGCGCAGGGGAATGTACTCTCCACCGGCACTTCTCTCCTCATGAAATTCATACGGCAGCGTGTCGTACAACCGCCCATCCAGAACGCGACGCAAGATATCGAGAATCCGTACGCGTGGCGGGTAATCTGAGTCGAGTGGAATCTGGCTGCATATCGTATCAAACATCGGCGTTCACATTATATCCAATGGACGGAAGCGCATAATTTTTCTCAACGACCAATAAGGGGAAGCGATATGCTTCGTGCGGGAGTACCAACGCGGGTCAGTTCCAAAAATGCGCGCGCAAACGCATCAACCTGATCATCCTTTCGACCGAATGGAAAGTCTCGCAGTTCTTCAATAAAGGCGTGATTCCACGCTGCACGCACGATTGCCACATTGCCAGCCTCTACTTGTGAGGCCGCAGGCGCCGCTCGTGTCTCCTTCGCCCCAGTCTCTCGGGACGACGTGACGTGGTACCCGGCAAGCCTGGCGGTCAGGTAGGCAACCTGACCCTTGCCGGCTTGACCTGGATCTTCCGGCAGGCTAATCTTGACTTTGCTTCCATCGCAGCGAGCCGCTGTTATGATCGACTCCTCGACTTGCCGTGGAGACCCACGCATCCTGATGACGTCGAGCACAGTGCATCGCCCCACCTCATCGCACGTGACCTTGACGCCGACAGTCCAATCGGGGTCGGTGCCGCTTACCGCCACGCTCGCAGCCAAGTCCCAGGCGCGGATGACAGTTCCGGAAGCCCTCTCCGGTGGTGTGTCAATGAATGCCAGACGGTCCACGTCGAACAATGAGCCAGTATTCGGGCGTGGGGTCTGCTGAAACAGCGCCAGCCATGCTCGCTCTCCGAGAAGTGCACGCTTGCGTTGCAGCGCACTATCATTCTCCCACTCGGGCCACAGCGGCCCCTCGACGGACCGGCCCAGTGGATCCGTCTCTTCCGCGAGTGCCGGGAGCTTCAGAACCCTCCACTCCGCGGGAACCTGGTCCAGTAATCGGCCACCGATATCGTCCTCATGCCACCGGGTCATGACGAGGACGACGCGAGCATTCGGTTTCAACCTGGTCGTTAAGTCCGAACGATACCAATCCCAGATGCCATTCCGCAGCGTCTGACTGTCCGCGTCAGCCCGCGACCTGATAGGATCGTCTATGATAGCGAGATCGGCGCGTCTTCCGATGACCGAGCCCCGCACGCCAACTGCATAATATTCGCCGCCGGACGTTGTCGTCCAGCTCGCATCCGCCCGAGTGTCCGGGGCAATGGAATAGCCTAGCCGGCTGGTATGTTCTGCGATGATACGGCGGGTCCGGCGCGCGAAGTACTCTGCAAGTTGTGCGGTATGCGTTGTAGCGATGATTGAACTATGAGGATGCTGAGTGAACCACCATGCTGGCAACAGAATTGAAACGTAGGTTGATTTCGCTGATCCGGGCGGCATCAAGATCATCAAGCGGTCAGTTTTACCGCGGCTGAGACACTCCAACTCCTCGAGCAGCAACCGATGATGTGCCGTAGGCTGCTGACCCAAGTCTCTGAGTGCCGACGTCACCCAATCCTGCAGACTGTGGCGAACGAGGCTTCTTCCCGAAATTTCGCCCCAATGCCTTATTGTATCTGAGCCTGCATGTTCGCGTTCAAGTGCAGGCCGCGTTTTCGGCGCCTGCACCGCGGTGGTCCGCAGCACCTCCATCGTAGTGATATTCATACCTCAGAATGGGGTGAATGGGCAAGCGTTTTTTCCTTTCTGGGGATATCTTTCTTTGCAACCGTCCCCGAGCTGCCGGGACCCGGTTGGGTGGCGGATGTTCCCCCATGCGCCGATGTACTGCGCTGGAGGTTCTGTATCACGCCGAGGAATTCACGGAGTTTGACGCTCTTTTCCACACACGACCAGAGGCAGACCGTCTAGCATTGTGCATCGAGATGCCGTTCAACCGTCCGGAGGGGTCGAATGACGTATGTGAATCGTCTTTTGCTTGATAGAAAGATTGAAGATACAAATCGGCGGCAGCCAATAGAACGTCAACCGCTTTTGCTTGTCGTGGAAGATAACGAAGCTACCACCGCAGCGCTGCAACCAATCTGTGAGTTCCTGGACGTTGCGATCGAACGGATTCCAAGCCACCTTGATCTTGCCAACATTCTGCGGGAATTCCGTCCAATGGGTGTGATTACGGAGCTGGACTGCCAGGGTCAGGACGGCTGCCACGTGATGATCACCATCGCCGACTTTGATCGGACACTACCGATTCTGCTGCTGACTGGCGATGAGCCGTCTCTGGCTGGGGCTGTCGATGCTGTGGAGGAAATCTGGCAACTTGAAACCGTGAGCCAATCGCCACGCTTGCCAAGCATTGGCGAAATCGTGGACTTCATCTTCAAAGCCGGACGCAAAGGTCGGTTCGCCCGCATGATGCCGGTGCAGCCGCATGCCATCACAGCGCACAGCGACATCCCGCACTAG